TTTGATATTTGCCATCTTTGAACAATAATATACCATTGCATGTTTCTAATATTTCACCTACGTTATCAAACAGTTGTTTTTCTGTTTGTAGGAATCCATTAATTTTGTATCCACTACCACCACGTGCACCTGCAGCATCTATTCTTGCTTGCTGAAAGCTGGCTAAGTCTATGTGTTTACCTGCAATCCAAGTTCCGTTAGCATCTCTGTCTAAGCCTTTGCCAAACACTGTATTGATAAGATAGTCATACATTACATCCACAGGACTTTGATCTATACCACTTGTATAGTTGCCGCTGTTCATGTCACCAATAACATCACCATCTACTAGTGTGCTTACATCAAGTATTGTTTTACCTTCTAGCACAAATGTAACAACAGGCAATTGCCCACCATACTTCTCACCATCTGCTTCTAATAACATTGTAAAATAACTTACACCTTTTAATTCATGTGCGTTTGTCCATACACTACTTCCTACACTGCCTTGTAGACTTGTATCTACTGTTTGTGTTGTAGTTCCTGGATACCAATTGCTTGTAATAGTTGGTGCATATTTACTAATCCATCCACCTAGTGTATAACCACCACTGCTGTTTGCACTTAGTGTTCCACCATCAGCATCATCCCATACTATAGTATCATTGAAGTATACTTGTTTTACTGTGTTTATTTCACCTTCACACATAACCAATACAAAGTTTAGTTTGGTTGTTCCAGCTAAGTCACCACTTCCGTTTGATGTGTCAACAAATACTCTTGTTCCGCCCATACGCTGACGCCCGTATAATACATATACAGGATCATTGTTTGATTGTTTGTTGATTAGAACATTACTACGTGCCGCACGTGCTTGACGTTCAGCTTTCTTTTGTGCTTTACGTTGTTGGTTATAACTGTAAAGTGATATTGCTAGTTTGATAAAGAACTTTGCTACACTGCTTAATCCCATGCTTCATGTCTCCATATGCTGTATTCTACGTTTGGCTTTTCAACTATGTGTTTAGTCATACGTTTTGAATCATCTGTTAAACCCCATGCTTGAGCCATACAAATAATATAACTGCTTGGAAACCATCTTTGTTCTACCATTACTACATCACCTGTTTGGGGTTTCAACACTTGATGATATCCGTGTTCTGGAAACCATACATCAGTTGTTGGGAATTCCTTGCGTAACTTAATTGCACTTCTTAAGTCATTGTATTTACCGTATATGCTTGATACAGTATCTGTGCCAAACATATGATCATGGTATTCCATAAACAGTGTGCAACAATCATTAGTTCCACGTGCCCAAGGTTCCCATTGTTTACTTGCTAGCCAAAGGCCAACTTTCATTTGATCTTTATCACGCATTTTCTTTCCACTGCACTTCTTTTTGCACTTCTTTTGCAAAACTAAAACCTTCATCACCTGGATGTATGTTTTGTTGACTGTTAGAGTTTGTGTATCTTGTGCTTACTCTATCAAAGTCTGTCCAGTGACTTGCTGTGCTAATACTTGCTGTAGTGCTATCACCACCGTCACTTAGTGCTGCACTTATGTTATTGATAAAGCCTTTGTATAACACAACTTCATGTGCTACAGCATAATCTTCCATAAATGCTCTGTATATTGTTAGTGGCTTGTCAATGTAATCTAACTCTTGAACTGTCTTTAATACTGTTTCACCTGTTGGTAATGTAACAATACCTGCTAATTGTATTTCTAATTGTTCAATACTAAAACTTGCATTGTCAACAAAGTCAGTCATTTGTAACAATCCACCTGCGGCTTTATAGTTGTTGCCGTCACTTAGTGTTATATTAAATGGTGCTTGTGTAAAGTAATAGTTGTGTGAACTGTCAATGTTTACAGCAACACAATCAAAGTATTGTATAGTTTCTTTTGCTACTATCTGTTCTAGGGTTGCCATATTTTACTTCCAATCATCTAAGTCAAAACTTACACTCATATAATAATAACCTGCTGTGTCTACTTTGTATTCAAAATTATCATTTGCTAGTGTAACAACTATATGAGCTGGTTCTTTGTAACAGCCATCACCTGGACTAACTGGTGTTCTAAATGGCCAAGGTGTGCGTATTTTAGCTTCACCATATACGTTTGCATCAACTGTGTTTAACACTGTATGCACATATCCATTGTCATTGTTACCATCAAGAAACACTTCACCTTGTATAAATGCATTGCTTTCATTAGCAGCAAATCCTTCTACTAGTGCTAGTCTATCACCTGATGCTACAGCATCTTTAAATCTTGGACTATTTGTGCCAACACTTGTATCTTCAAACTTTCTCCATAGTATTGGTCCACCGTCTTTGTCACGTAACTTAAAGAAGAATGGCATAGCTTGTCCTTGTGCCGCTTGTGCAATTGCATGAAACTTTTGGAATTCCTCATGTGTCATTGGCGGATATGCTACATCTAAACGCCAGTCAGTGTGTCCTACACTGCGGGTATACTTGATACCACTTTGTGACATATTTGCAATAGTTGGTGCATTATATACAATATCTGCTTTGCTTGGTGTTACATGAAATGGCCACTCTTTGCGTCCACCTGCGTATCCATAGTCTGCCCATTCATCTTCTGTGTCCCATACATCTTCTTGTTCTGCTTGTGTAGGAGCAGGAGGTGTATATGTGTCTGGTAATGTGTCAAATGTAAGCATAAATTCATCTGCACTTGCATATCTGACACTTGAGTCATATGTTACATCAGTAATATATCCATTACTGTCTTGACTAATTGTTAGTTCATCTAAAACATTTGAGTTACCTCCTGATGTGCTTGTTGCACCTGGGACCCATACAGAATTAGATATATCTGCTGCATTTGCGTATGTGCTTGCACCAGTTCTATTTTTATATGTTAAATTACCTGGAAGATATCTATAGATATTAATATTATACGGATTTGTTTGAGTAATTCTCATTGTAATCTCTCCGTTGTAAACTGTTTTATCTCCAGTATTGGCACTAGCAATTTCCCATGCATTTGGCACAGAAGTTTCTGTTAGTGTTCCGGTTGTTGACGGATCATATGTAGTTGCAGGAGTGCTTGGTGCACTTCTTCCCATCTTAACTGTGCCTTGTCCTACTGTAGCACTTGTGTTAGGAGGTATATTAGTAGAAGGAAGCGGATAACCCAATGACGTATTATACGTATTTAATGTAAATGTAGTTCCATTTTGTTGGGCGGGTATAAAGAATCCAAACCTAAGAAGGTGCACATCTCTGCATGCTGGTTGCGTAAATATTCCATATTCATATTCAGTGCCACTGCTAACTCCTGTAGCTTTTAAGAATAAATCTGTGTAAGGGCTAGCTGCATCAGCAATTAGATCTGCTGTATTCTCATGATAAGATCTTATTGATGAAGTGTCACTATTGCTTGCATCAATGGCTGGTATAATAAATGACTGCGGTCTAACCAAAAAAGATCCACTACTACCAAAAGGATAATAGGCAGCTGTTGGCCGTCCTATAGTGATTACTTGATCTGTAACTGTTCCATTATACGCTGTCTCAACCCTTTCCATATTGTATAGTTCAAACCAAGCTCCTCCAGATGCAGGTGAATTTTGTTGCATTTGTGTAACATCTGAATTGATATGGTTATTGTAAGCAATATCACTTATCTTACGGAACACATTTACTATTAATCCATCATCTGATAATGATATTCTACTACTCTCTCCGTATCCCCAATTTTGGCCTGTAGTAAGATATGGAATACTGCCAGTGTCATCAAATGTGTAGTCTTCTGAATCTAATGTCCATGTATTGTTAGCAAATTTATAAACATGTATACCGCCAGTTCTCAAAGGATTGGGATGTGGATTTACATAATCATACCATGGATCACCTCTTACTACAAATGTTTTTCCATCTGCTGACAAGGTTGAAGAGCCATACTTTAATACTTTTTGTGTTCCTACGTTTAATTCAATAGGAGTTAATGCTGTTCCAATTTCTGCTGTTGTTCCACTAACACTGCGTGTATAATCTATATTGTAAGGATAAACTTTACCCCAACTTGTAACAGTATTTGGATTAGCTGGATACAGACTAGGAGTTACAATCATTACATTAGCATTTGCTGTAGAAACACTGTTGTTCATTACACGTGAAGCGTGAAAATCTTCACCATATTTTAAATCAGCTACATCAAGCTCAGGATGTGCTGTATAGTCTGGAGTCATAACTCCTCTGACTATAGGATCACCACCGTAATATGTAGTGCCACCAACACTAGGACCATATACAAATATACGTCCTGTTGCTGAGGTTGGAGCTGAATTATCTGGGTCTGGCGCATCAGTATCTAACAGAAATCCGTATTGTCCTTCTGTTGCTATAAATTTTATATCATCTGTGCTAATTCCATCTGCATTTCTTGGATACGTTGAACCACTAGGCAGGTCTGCAGGATTAGGATAATTTGCATTATGAGATGAGTTATCTGTATCTCCGTCTAAATTAGTAGACCATCCATAATAATCTAAATCAAAACATTTTGCTCTCCATATACTACCTTGGTTAGCAGAACTTACATAATTTTTCCATAAAACTTTACCTTCACTACCAAGATTATCAAAGGGCCAACTTGCAGTTGTTCTACCAGCTCCTAAACCAATGTTAAAGTAATCTTGGTCATTCCATGTTGAGGCAGTCCACTTTGCATTATCAACTTTGTCTACCCATTGTTGGCCTGTCCATTCCTTGATACCACCGTAGTTGTCACTGCTATCATCACTTTTATATGCATATCTATTTCCGTCTGGTGACATTGCTACAATTTCATATATTGTAGTTAATCCACTAGTTGGCGGTGTTGTTCCACCAAAAGGTTCATAATGAACAGGTCTAAGTGGTCTATGGTTAGGATTAGTTGTTCCAGGATATATTGCAGCAGGTGATGGAAAGTTATATTCCATTAATGCGCCATCTGGTAAAGGTGTTGATGATCCTAAATCTATTGTTACTTTAGATGAATCAAAGAAGCTACTTCTAGCACTACTAATATTATTAGTAGCTTTTATTTGAATAGGATTTAGGTTGTCAGTTTCTTGTGTTGAGATCCCTAATAAACTAGTTCCAGCTTGGTCCCAAGATAAATTAAATGTATTAGCATCAATTGGCTGAACATACCAGTTAGCTATACTAGATTGTGACTGTGAGCCTGTGTTATATAGGCTTAGATAACCATCAAAGTTATCCATTGTTACGTGTCCAGTAATATTATATCCATTGCTAGTGAATACAACAGGATCAGCTACAGTAGAACTTGTAATAGTATCTGTGTCTACTTGCCAATATTCAAGTAATTCAGTTAAGCCAGAATTTGTAGATAATTGTAATTCAGTTGCAGATATTTTCTTAACGTATACATCCATTCCGTTAATAGCTGTTAAGTCTCCATCAAATACTGACGGAACTACATTTTCACCATCTAAGAATTCATGTGGTTGTGCAAAAGTAAAAGTAATAGGTTGTGAGAATGCTGTATTTGGATTTGGTGCTGCTTGAGATAATGGTCCAGAATTTACAAGTTCAAGTTTACACTCATACAAGGGTTGTTCCCAGAATTTATAAATTGTATTTTCATTCCAAGTCTCAAGAAATGCGTTATGATATTTACTCATAGCTTGTATTGTTAAGTTAATATCTTCTGTTGGTGCTGTTGTGCTCCAAGCCTTGTAATTTCCAAGTTTTAAATCATTTGCTCTTTTATAAAACCCACTGGTTGTATCACCTAAATATTCCGTGCTAATATAATCAGTTGTAATATTATTTGGATATGTAAATATTGTTTTCATTAATAAATCCCCTGTTTTCCACGTCTATTGTATGCACTCTGAACAATGCCTTCAATTTGTCTTTTGTTTTTCAACAGGAATTCTGTGCCTGTTTGCGTGTCAATTGCTTGTATAGTTATATTTACCGGAGGAGCGTTACCGCCAAAACTGTCTTGATTGCTGGTTACTGTAGCTGGTCCTGAAACCAGTTCTGCACCTG